GGCACAAACATCACAGGCACTGCTTCAGGTCTGACTGCGGGTAATGTCACTACTAACGCTAACTTAACAGGTGCAGTCACTTCTGTTGGCAATGCTACCTCTTTGGGTTCATTTAGTTCTGCTAACCTTTTGGGTGCTTTGACAGACGAAACAGGCACAGGGTCAGCAGTATTTGCTACTTCTCCTACCTTAGTCACACCTATCCTTGGAACACCTACTAGCGCAACCTTAACGAACGCTACAGGTCTTCCTATCGCTACAGGTGTATCAGGTCTAGGTACTGGCATTGCAACGGCTCTAGCGGTCAATGTAGGCTCTTCTGGCGCACCTTTGGTCAATGGTGGTGTGCTTGGAACTCCATCTAGCGGTACTGCTACAAACTTAACTGGCCTACCCTTGACAACTGGAGTGACAGGAACTTTACCTACTGCTAATGGCGGTACAAACCTAACATCATTCACAGCTAATGGTGTGGTGTATGCATCTAGTTCTAGTGCATTGGCTACTGGGTCTTTATTGACATTTGATGGGACTACTGCAACGACACCTAGATTGGCTTTTGGTGGTACTACACTCCCCTCGGCTGGTACGGCTACTATATTTGGAAGGTCATCAGACAACAATTTATATTTGCAATCAGGAAGTGGAAATGGAATAAATTTCCTAGATGGTTCGCAAAACACAATGCTGACCCTAGCACCAACTAACTTGGTTTTTCAAATTTCCAATGCTGAAGTAGGTCGATTTACCTCAACAGGGTTGGGTATTGGTACAAGTTCGCCTAGTTCATATGCCACAGACGCAAGAAACTTGGTAATTGCTTCATCGGGCAATACAGGTATGACAATACGAAGTGGCACAACATCTACTGGTGTCATTAGCTTTGCCAATGCAGAAAACTCTACTAGCAACAACGGGATTGTTTCTTTTAACCACAATGATTTATCTCTAAACTTTAATATCTATGGCACTGGGAGGTCATATCGTTTTCAAAGTGCAGGGACAGAAGTCATGCGACTCGACTCCTCAGGCAATCTAGGCTTGGGAGTTACTCCGAGTGCTTGGTATACGCCATTGTCAACGAGAGCATTAGAATTTTCTGCGGGTTCTTTGTTTAATATAAGTAATACTGATTTTGGTTTAATTCAAAACGGATTTCTTAATTCTGGTGGTTCTTATGTATATAAAGCTAGTTTAGCCGCTTGTAGACATGATTTATATAATGGCGGTTTTAGGTGGTACACAGCCGCATCAGGCACAGCAGGGAACACTATCTCCTTTACTCAGGCGATGACTCTGGATGCAAGTTCACGATTGTTAGTCGGAACTACTACGCTTGGAATTGCTGGAAACAGTAATACTGCCTTAAGTCTTGCCAACGGAAATGCAGAAATTTTTCAGTCTATTCGTGCTTCTGGTGGTGAAGAACTTCTTTTGTATGCTATTGGTGGTCTTGTTGGAGTTTACTCATATTCAAATTCACCATTAATATTGGGCACTAACAACGCAGAACGAGCCAGAATATCGTCAAATGGCTTATTTGCCATTGGCACAACAACAGCAGTCTCAGGAAACACAAACGCTAGATTTGTTGCTAAAGGAACTTCGGGTGCAGATGTTTGCGAAGTACAAGTATCGGTTAATTCTAGTTATGCGTTTGATTTTAGAAACGCTACGGGAAGTCAAGTAGGTTTTATTCAAGTTAATAGCGGTGGAACAACATATTCAACCACTTCAGATTACAGACTAAAAGAAAATGTTTTGCCTATGGTTGGGGCATTAGCTAAAGTATCTGCACTTAAACCAGTCACTTATACTTGGAAAGAAACAGGCGAAGAATCGCAAGGCTTTATTGCTCATGAATTACAAGCCATAGTTCCTGAAGCCGTTACTGGTACAAAAGATGCGCTAGATGCCAATGGAAACATTAAGCCTCAAGGTATTGACACATCATTCTTAGTAGCGACATTGACTGCCGCAATCCAAGAACAACAAGCAATCATTGAATCACTCAAGGCACGACTTGATGCCGCTAATCTTTAAAAGGAAAATATCATGACTATCTCAACTACTTGGAAAATTACCCAGACTGACTATCTCACCGCAGATGGTTTCATTTCTACAGCCCACTGGACTGCAACTGCGGTTGATGGAGACTACACGGCTTCCATCTACTCCACAGCATCTTGGCAAGCAGGAACACCCACAATCCCATACGCCTCAGTTACTGAAGCAGAAGTATTGAATTGGGTGTGGGAAACAGTTGATAAACAAGCCACAGAAGATGCTCTGGCAGCTAATATTGCTTTGCAGAAGAATCCTGTTACTGCTACTGGCACACCTTGGGCTGCTGAGTAACCATGGTAGACGAGCCAGTCACTCACGAACACATCTATGAGCGTTTACTGGCTGTAGAGTCCAAAGTAGACAACATAGAGAAGAATACACAAGATGTAATCAAAGCCTTTAACGCTGCCTCAGGTGCTTTCCTAGTGCTTGAGTGGATCGCTAAAGCTGTGAAACCTATCATTATTATAGGTGCTTTCTTCGGGGCTATTTGGTTAGCTATTGACAACAGATTTAATGGAGTAAAATAACTATGGCATTGGCAACTCTTTTAAGTGGCGTATCTGCCACAGGTGCTTCACTTGGAATTCGTACAGACGGTGCAGTACCAGCTCATGTACAGGTTTCAGGTATTACTATTGGTACAGTAGCTGTTCAAGGCTCTGTAGATGGTACAACGTGGGCTACAGTAGCTACAGCTTTGACAGCTGATGGTATTGTAACGCTTACATCTCCCACACCTTATATACGAGCTAATGTAACAGCTTTTACGTCAGGCACTATTACAGTTAAAATCTTTTATTGATAGAGGGAATAATATCATGAATATGCCTACACGTGGTCAGAGAACAGCTAAGAACAAGATGAAGAAGGTTATGGGTGAGTATAAAAGTGGTACTCTCCACAGTGGTGAAGTCTCGTGACCAAGCAGTTGCTATTGCCATGAGTGAAGCTGATAGAGCTAAGAGAAAAACTGGTAGAAATAAGAAGTAAAGGACATATAAATGGCTACGTATTTAGACGTTGTGAACAATGTGCTCAGACGCTTGCGTGAGCCTACTGTTACTGCTGTAAATGATACTGATTATTCTAGGCTTGTAGGTATCTGGATTAATGACTCTAAGCGTGAGATTGAAGATTCCCATGACTGGAATGCTTTAAGCAATACCATTGTAGTTACCACAGTAGCTAACACTCGTAACTATACTCTCACAGGTTCAGGTCAAAGATTCACCACCAGTGATGTACTTAACGACACTGATGACTTCTCAATGCGACCAGTTAATCGTGACTGGCTTAACCGTATGTACTACTTAGGTACATCAACACCAGCATCACCTACATACTATGCTTATAATGGTGTAGACAGTAACGGTGATACTAAGGTAGATTTATACCCTAATCCTAATGGTGTATATTCATTGAGGTTTGAGCTGACTATCCCTACAGTGGATCTAGTGAATGACTCAGATACTCTCTTAATACCCTCTCACTTGCCTCCTCTGTTGGCATACTCTAAAGCTATTGCTGAGCGAGGTGAAGACTCAGGTGTAACATCATCTGAAGCTTACTTGATGTACAGATTAGCCTTGGCAGACGCTATTGCCTTGGAGAGAAATCGTTATGAAGACTCAGTAGTTTGGAGTGCTGTGTAAATGGCTGAACAACTGCTAACAACAACAGTTCAAGCTCCCGGCTTCATGGGACTGAACTTGCAAGACTCATCTGTCAATCTAGATAATGGGTTTGCAACTGTTGCTCAGAACTGTGTCATTGACAGGTTCGGACGTATTGGTGCTAGGAAGGGATGGTCAGCAGCTCACTCTTCCTTGGCAGCTTTAACAGGCTTCTATGTAAAAGCTATTGGTGAGTTAATTGATAACGCTGGTAACTCTTACATTGTAGCTGCTGGTAACAACAAACTATTTAAGTTAGTAGGTACAACACTGTCTGAGTTAACCTACGGAGGTGGTGGTACAGCCCCTACCATTACAGTTGACCACTGGCAGATGGCTCCGTTGAATGGATGCTTATACCTGTACCAAGCTGGACATAATCCTTTGGTGTTTGACCCAGCAACCAGTTCAACTACTTATAAACGTATCTCTGAGAAGACTGGCTATGTAGCTACAGTAACAAGTAATAACTGTGTTATCAGTGCCTATGGTCGTACATGGAGTGCTAACAATGCAACCAATAAGAGTATTGTACAGTTCTCAGACCTCTTAGCAGGTCATGTATTAAGTACAGGTACAGCTGGTACATTGGATGTATCTCAGGTATGGCCCGCAGGAGCTGATGAGATTACAGCACTGGCAGCACACAATGGTTTCTTAATTATCTTTGGTCGTAGACAGATATTGATATATTCCAATGCTACAGACCCTAATAACATTACATTATCTGATTCTATAACAGGTATTGGATGCTTTGCCAGAGACTCCGTAGTTAAGACTGGTAGTGATATTGTCTTTCTATCAGATACAGGTGTACGTTCATTAATGCGTACCATTCAAGAGAAATCAGCTCCAATGAGAGAGTTAAGCTTGAATGTTAAGGATGCTTTGGTAGAGGATTTATCTTCTGAGACTGCAATTAATATTAAGGCTGTATATTCAGACAAGGATGCCTTCTACCTATTGTCTTTACCCACTGTTAATACTGTCTATTGCTTTGATATGCGAGGACAGCTTCAGAATGGTGCAGCTAAGACTACAACGTGGAATAACATTACTCCTAGAGCTTTCTTCTACACTCGTAATAAAGATTTATTGCTAGGACAAGATGGTTTTATTGGTAAATACAATACAAACCTTGACAGTGCTGAGACTTATAGAGTACAATACTATACTAACTACTTTGACTTTGGTAGCCCTACAGCTTTGAAGATGTTAAAGAAGATTAACTTAACATTCATTGGTGGTAACTCAGCTACAGTATTTATTAAGTATGGCTTTGATTACAGTGCTGCATACCAGTCTAGAACCATTGCATTAGGTAGTTCATCAATAGCTGAGTATGGTATTGCTGAATATAACATTGGTGAATACACTGCAGGTATTGTATTTGATAACCAGAAGATTCAAGCAAGTGGTTCAGGTAATGTCTTACAGATTGGCATGGAATTAGATGTTAATGGTTTTGAGATTTCATTACAAAAGCTTGACTGCTATGTCAAAGCTGGACGTATCAGATAACTAGGAGATTAATGTGAGTAATTACACCAAGAGTACAGATTTTGCAATCAAAGACTCATTGTCTACAGGAAACCCAAGTAAGCTTGTAAAGGGCACTGAGATTGATACTGAGTTTTCAGCTATTCAATCAGCAGTTAACTCTAAAGCTGATAAGGCTAACCCAACATTCACTGGAACTATTACAGCTGTTAACTTAACAGTTTCAGGAACATTTACAGCAACCGTGGACGGAGGCACATACTAATATGGCTATTGATTACACAACTTTACTAGGGAACCTTGGTGCTAGTGCCATAGGTTCTTTAGGCACTAATTATGCAGCTAACCAAGCAGCTGGTAACGCTGCATCATCAGCTCAGACAGCTGCACAGATGGCTCAATTCAGACCTGTAGGAGTTACTACAAGGTTTGGTAAATCAGGCTTTCAGTATGACCCTACAACTGGACAACTAACAGGTGCTGGCTACCAAGTAGCTCCTGACGTAGCTGCAGCTCGTGAAAGTTTGATGGGCTTAGCTGGTACTGGTTTAGGTCAGGCTCAAGCTGTACAGGCATTCCAGCCTAATGTTAATACTGCAGCTCAAGGGTTGTTTAATTTAGGTCAAGGCTACGTAGCTCAGACACCTCAAGCACAAGCTCAGCAATACTTGACTCAGCAGCAACAACTATTAGCTCCCGGTCGTGAACAAGCATTGGCTAACTTGACTAACCAGCAGCAACAGCAAGGTCGTTTAGGTCTAGCCACTGGTGGAACAATGTCAGGCTACACTGCAGGTGCTCCCGGCTTGCAAGCTACTAATCCTCAGATGGCTGCATACTACAATGCTCAAGCTCAGCAAGATGCTCAGTTGGCTGCTCAGGCTCAGATTGCTGGTCAACAACAAGCTACATTCGGTCAAGGATTGATGACTGGTGGATTGAACTTAGCAGGTCAAGGTTTTGGATTACAAACACAGGCTCTTGCTCCGTACACTAATTATGCTCAACAAGCTATAAACTTAGAGAATCAAGGTCTGAATGCTTTGACTCAAGGTTCAGCTTTAGGCTCAGCAGGAGCTGCTTCAGCTCAAGCAGCAGCTAACCAATATGCAGCAGGACAGTCAACTGCTAACCAAGCTCAACGTGCAGCTTTGCAAGGTACTGTAGCTGGCTTAACAGATCCTATTAGTCAACTCATTGCAGGTTTAACAGGTGGTGGTAATACTGGTGGTGTTAATTACAATGCTGTTATTAACCCATACTTCCAACAAGGTTAAGGAATAAATAATGGCTATACAATCAATTCAAGGTTTGTTTGGAGGCATGGGTACTCCTGAGGAAATGCAACAACAAGCAACTCAAGCTAGAGCTGTGCAGTTTGCTCAGTTGACTCCTGACCAGCAACTTGGCTCGATGGCTTACAAAGGCGGTGCTAACTTAGGTCGTGGCTTAGCTGGTGCTTTTGGAGTGGATGTACAAGACCCTGCAGTGCGTCAAGCTACTATGCTTCGTCAGTTGGCTTCACAGTTTGATACTAATACACCTGAAGGTTTGAAGCAGATGGCTCAGGCTTTACAGTCCACTAATCCTGAATTGGGTATGCGTGTAATGCAGCAAGCTCAGGCTATGGAGTTAGAGCAAGCTAAGACAACTACACAGAAAGCTCAAACACTGACACAAGAAGCTCAAGCTGCTAAGTATTTAGCTGAACAAGGTAAAATACTCAGTGGTGAAGCTAAGGATGAACAGTTACGTGCTGAACTAGCTGCCTTACCTCCTGACGCTGATGATAAAGCTGTTGAAAATATTGTACGTAAGTATGGTAAGCCTGATGACATGTTTAAAACATTAGAACGTAGGTCTACAGCAGAAGCTAATCGTATTGCTAAAGCTGAACTAGAGCGTGAGAAGGCTGAGCAACGGGCTATTGAAAAGCAACGTGACCAAGAGTTTAAACAACAAATGGCTGCTTTTAGTGCCTCTTCTAGGTCGGCTCTAACAGGTGTTCAAAGAGAACTTGCTGAACAACGCTTAGCAGATCTAAGATCTAAGCAGACAGATAAGGAAGATAAAAAGGAAGAAGCTAAGAAAGCTGCTGTTAATCATGCTTCTAAGGTTATTTCTGATGTACAGTCTGCTGAAGGTCTTGTTACAGGTATGACTACAGGTGTTGTTGGTAAGGGTTCTTCATTTGTTCCCGGTACAACCGCTTATGATTTACAACAGCGTTTAGTAACTCTTAAAGCTAACTTAGGCTTTGATAGATTGCAACAGATGCGTGATGCCAGTCCTACAGGTGGTGCTCTAGGTCAGGTTGCTGTACAGGAACTTCAAGCCTTACAAGCAACTGTAGGATCTTTAGAGTTAGGACAATCTAAAGCAGAACTTCAAAAGAACTTGAATAAGATTGAGAATCACTATTCAAACTGGGTTCGTACTACACAAGGGCTACAGCCTCTTTCATTGGATGAGTTCTTAAAGTCTAAGCAACCACAAACAGGTGCTCCAGCTGCTGCCCCAAGTGGATGGTCTATTAAACCTAAGTCTTAATACAAGGATTCATAATGCCTACATACGTTGTTACAGCTCCAGATGGTAAGGAGTATGAGATTACAGCACCTGAAGGAGCTACACAAGAACAAGTACTAGCTTATGCACAGCAGAACTACTCTACACCTGCTGAGAAGCCTCAACGCAGCTTAGCTCAAGAGACTGGTAGACAATTAGGTCTTACAGCTCGTGCTGGTATTACAGGTTTAGCTTCACTTCCTGCTATGTTGGCTGAGCCTGTAGCTGCAGGTGTAAATATGTTAGCTGGTAAGCAAGTAATGGCTTCACCAACTCAAGGCTTGCAGAATGTTCTAACTGCTGCAGGTCTTCCAACTCCTGAGACAGGACTTGAGAGAGCTGTGCAGACTGGTACAGCAGCGATGGCAAGTGTTCCAGCACAGGCTGTTATGTCAGGCACTTCAGCTGCTTTGGCTCCATTGCGTCAGAACTTACTACAACAGACAGCTGCTGCGGGAGCTGGTGGTGTGGCTGGACAAGCTGCTGCAGATGTTGTTCAAGAGGCTACTGAGAATCCACTTCTAAGTGCTATTGCAGGTATTGCTGCTGGTGCTGTGGCTGGCGTAGGTGCTGCTAAAGGTGCTACAGCTGCAACTGCACAGCGTGAACCTCTCATAACTTTAGATCAGATTAAACAACGTGCTCAAAGATCCTATGCAACTGTAGATCAACAAGGTGTCTTTCTTAAGCCTAAGAGTGTATTAGATAACTTTAACAATATTGAAGCTGCTTTACTTAAAGAAAACTTTAACCCTAAACTTAAAGCACATGAACCTGTTGCCCAAGTGCTTGAACAAGTTAGAGACATGGTAGGAACTCAGAGAGTTTCTTTCACTAAGCTAGAACAGATGAGGTCTGCCTTAGTAGACTTGAAGTTAGAGAAAGACGCAGCAACTCGTAAGTATGCTGGTCAAGCTGTATCTGAACTGGATAACTACATCACTAAGCTAGGTTCTAAAGATGTATTAGCTAGTAAAGGTAATTTAGGCACAGCTGTTAAAACTGTACAGGATGCACGTAAGGACTGGCGTAATTTGTCTCGTGCTACTGTGCTAGAAGATGCTTTGAATGTTGCTGAAGCTCGTGCACTAGATCCTAAAGCTTCTG